GTCCTATAAGTCTTTTAAGGCTTACTGGAATGCAACGTTCGACAAGGTAATTGCGTCGACATAATCTGCCGCATTACCAAGGGATGACGCCGTATTAGTAAGTTCTTTATAACCATACCTGGTCATGAAACTTACTACTGGTTCAAATGTAGCAGGATCCATTACTGGACCTGTGCTCATTAGAGGAACGTAAGGGCAGTAGAATGCAGGAGCATCTGTTTCAGATGAACCTTTATATCCTACTAGAACTTTAGTTCCGTCAGCCGCGTAGTTGTCTACAAAAACTTTAACAGTTCCGTTCAAAGTTCCAACAAACTTAGTGTTAGTTGGTGCTTCAAAAGAACCTTCAGTTGTTCTTGCAAAAGTCGAAGTTGACGCACTTTGTAAGATTGTCAATGCTTCTGGAGATACAACAACATAGTTACCAGCACCACGTCTTGTTCTAGCCGCGATTCTGTTAGCCGCTCTGTTGATCTCTATAGCCAATGCCGCATGCCTGTCACCGACAAATACACTAGTACCACTCAATGAAGAGAAGTCAAGTGTAGTGCCTGCACCAGACAGAGTTCTTAGTGAACCGATAATTTCTTGGTCGATTTCAACTACGATCTCTTGTGCTAAGGCTTGCATGATTTCTGCTTCGACATCAACGCCGTGCATACTTTCTGCATCTTGAGCCGCCTCAAAAGTCCATCTTGCGGAAAGACGTCTTGTCTTCGCTTCAACAGTTTCTTTTAAGATTTGAATGCTCATTTTCTTACCAGGCAGTCCTTCAGCAGATGCTGTTGCATCTGGGGAACCTGCGTAAGTGTTAGCAAGTTTGAAAGGACTTAATGCCTCGTCACCTGCTGTTGCTCCACCACCAGTTTCCGCATAACGGACCCTTAGTGTGTGAATTTGTCCTACTGGACCAGTCATAGGCTGAACGCCTACTAGTTCGTTAGCAATAACAGAAGGCATAACCCTTCTAATTAATGGTAACATAACTTTATTTAATGTTGCTACGGATCCTGCACCTGTTGCACCTGCGGTTGCGGCCTCTGACAATTGACGCTTTGCGTTTTCGAGTACCACGTCCATAGTTGACTTACGTTGACCTGTAAGGCCTTCTGTAAGTGCTTCTTTGGTTGCGGACCAGTTGCTTTCAAATAAATTTGCCATTTTATACTCCTATTATTTTGAAAGTCCGGCTAGTTTACGGATAGTGTCTATTTCTACCACATCATCCGTTCTGTCATTGGCTTCTGCAGTTGCAGTCACCTTTTTATCACCAGTGTGTTCTTTTGTTACTGATTCTGTGATAGTCTTCTTCACTCTTGGTGTTTCGCCATCTAAAACTGATGGAAGATACTTATTAAATTGCTTCTCTAAGTTATCTGTCTTAACACTTTCAAGTAAATCTGACATGATTTCTTTCTTCTCTTTGCCTAATGGTGACATTAGTTCATTTAATGTATCTTTACGATCAATTAAATCTTTTGCCACATTCAACTTGCTTTCAGTTAAAGCAATTTGCTCGTCTTTCGATTCGGCTTTTGCTTTTTCTTTGTCAAGTTCAATTTTCATTTCGGCTAGTGTTTTTTGAACTGCTTTAATTTCTTTCGCTTCGTTCAAGTATGAGTTACCATACTCATTAGCGAATGCTTCAAAAATTCTGCGTCCAAAGTCGTTCTCACGAGCTGATGTGATGTCATTACGGAAAGATTTGACTTCATTTGTAATAACGTTGTTAACAACGCCTTCGACTTTTTCAGCCGCTTTACTAATAAACTCTTTTTTGGCTTCTGCTAATTGCTTTTTGCCTTCTCTTACCATTTTGACTTTCTGCTCAACTAATGCTTTCTTGTCTTCGTGGAACTCAGTGAGCTCCTCTGCAAGTTGTTCTGCAACAAAATCGTCTAGTTTTGTTACATGATCACTTGTACGAATCCTATCTGCACGAAGTTCTTTTACTTCTTTAGCGACTTGTTCTGTTACGAATTTGTCTAATAGTTTTGCGTGTTCACTGACAGCCTTGCGATACTTAACTTGTTGGTCTGCTAATGCTTTCCTGTCTGATGCAAGTTCCGCAACTTCTGCTTCTACTTTTTCAGAGATGAAATTGTCCATTGCTTCAACGATCTGACCTTTGTCATGCTCGTATCGTTGGGCAAATTCTTCTCTAAGTTCTGCAGTAAGCTCTTCTCTTGCTTCAACAAGTTTGCTTTCCCAAGCCTCTTGAATGGTAGTACTAACTTCTTCAGAAAGTTCTATTCCTTCAAGTATCTCGTTAAATTTCACTGCCATAGTAGTCTCCTACTTACTTGTATTTAATTCCTTAATAAATCGAGTTATTTCGTTCATTAAGTGTTTTTCTGCACTTTTATCGTGTGTTAATGCGGTTGCTGTATTATAAATAGTAGCACCGCCTCTCATGTTGAATAAACTCTCATAAATTGTTTTAGGGTAGGCATCTGGAGCACTTGGTTGTGCCACAATGTCTACTGTTACTATATCAAAATCGGAAACTTTACCGCTTTCATTCACGTTGCCGCTCCCTCTACTTGATACACCTAATTTTGCTCCCGCCTTTAACAATGCTGATGCAATGTTTCCCATTGGTGTTTCTATGATTTTAAGTTTACCCATGCCATTATCACCGTCCATATGCATGTCTGTGATTATATGGCTTACTCTATCTAGGTTAATTTGTAACTCTTCTGGATGATCTAACTCTCCCATTACAGTTTCTCCTTCACCTAATCTAGTTCTTACATCTTCTACAGCACGAGCAATCTCATCACGGGGATAAATCCTACCGTTCTGATTTTCTACTACACCTTGAATAAAAAGTCCTGATAAAAACAAGTCTTTTCCGTTCTCGGATTCCATTAATGATAGCCCTGCTTGTGCTGGTGCTATAAATTCATAGAGTTTTCGTGCCATATTAAATTACCCCTAAAGAAATAGTTATTTAGACCTTTTTATGGTCTACGTTAATATTGTCTGTAGGTG